GGGTTGCTGAGGATATATCCAGTGATGGAGCAACCTCAGCTAGGTGAGGCCATATTGCCTCCTCCAGGTTTTCAAACCCAGGAAGGATGTGGCTAACCACCTCCCGAGCGTCCTGGTCGGACGCTAGGCGTTCATCGATCTCAATCTCTTGAGACCGATAAGAGGGGCCCCTCGGCTGACGTGAATATATCAGACGATTCAACCTCTCTGCACGCCGCCTGAAGTTCCTCAAGCGCTCATCGCGCTGCCAAATCTGTTCGATCTGGGGTGTCAGTCGCTCCGACAACGGAATGCCCGAAGGGTTCCACCCTAAGCCGTAAGGCTCGGGCAAATCAGCGATGTAGCTGATCACCCTCCGCTGGCGGGGCCTCATTAACATGAGAGCCCCGGGGCCGATCATCCGAGCAAAGTCCAGGAAGGACTCGTCGGACATCCGACCTTTCCACTTAAAACCCTGGACCACACTGTTAGGTGTGATCACCCTACCGACAAACTCCGCCGTGTTCTCCGACACAAGGGTTTTGTGTTCGGAAATCGGAACACCCAGGGACGCCATCACCTTGCGGTAATAGTCGTACACCAAAAGGTCTCCGATCACGACGTCGTCGCCGACGATCGCATAAGGAAGTCTCTGGGATGTGTCTCGGCCTGCCAACCTGAAGCACTCCTGCACCACGGCGTGGTGCGTGAGCGCGAAGGCAGGGAAGGTCGGATAAAGCCCGAGTGGGCTACCAACCCTCCAACTCAACCGGATCCACGTGCCTTTACGACGTGGCTGGGCATACCAGTCGCCAGTACACGTGGACCTTAGAAACTGGAGCCAGCGGGTGGGAACACCCAACCGTCCCAGGTACTCAAGCTGGAGGTCCAACGGAAAATTGTCGGTTGCATTCGACAGATCCGCAGACGCAGCCGGTTTACCGGAGCGTAAGAGGGATTGAACGAAGTCAACCCCTGCTTGCTGGTCGAACGTGAAGTCGTTCGGCAATCCTCTCAAGGCATGGAAGAGAGCACGACCAAGCGGTTGCAAAGCCGCCTGGTAAACCCTATAAGGGTTTGCTGCAAACCGAAGTTTGTAGCCTGCCTCCTGGATAAGCGCGATAAGGCCCATCTCCGGACTTTCATCCGGCGGGTCCCCTCCCGCCTTTCGCTCGTCCTGGATATTCAACTCCATGAACGGAACGATGGTCTTCTCCAGGCCCTCTACCGTACCACTGAGGATATCCCAGTGTTCGACAGCCCAGAAAGGCCGCTTCATCAGCGGCCAGAGGTTTAATACACCCTCTTCCTCAGGGACCGTGTAACGGTCGATAGGAGCCCTCCTTGTTGGACGCGGTTGATAGTCGATGAGACGATCACCCGTGCGTTCCGGAACATCTACCGGAACGAAGAGGGGGGTGCGGTGGACCAGTGCAAGACCCTCCAAAAGGTCCTGCCGATCGAGAGTTGGGCGCTGAATAGCGCCCACCGCCTTTGTCCACTGCTTGGTAGTAACCCTGAGGTCAGGATCTTGGAATACCAAGCCGGTGTATACCATTACCGCGTTCCACGCTACGCGCATATCGCTACGCGCGAGCCTGAACAAGGCTCCCCAGGCCCCTTTCGGGACCCCGGATTTGCGGTACTTGGTCCACGGGCCAGCCTTAATAGGCCCAAGCCCACACGAATGACGAAGAAGGTTGAGCTTCAGCTCTTTTACCCTCTCCACCGTCCATTCTTCACCGGACCCCTTGATCCATTTCTGGATGTCGGAGGTCAGTTGGTGCGCTACCCCGGGTTTAACCCCGAGGGCACGAAGCCTGAGAGCAGCAGACTTGGGATCGAATCCCATGATCATGCTCCTTTCGGATACTGACCAATCTTAAGCCCATAGTGGCTCTCACTGCGACCAGCAGCGATTGCGATGCCCC